TGAGCAACTCTACAACTTGGTTTTCAGAAACCCCGAGAGATTGCACGACCCCGTTGATATTGCCGAACTGCAAGTAACTATTAGCTACTTCAAGTCCCTCTGGGGAGATTGTAGTTAATTCTTTAGCCATGTTTCAAATTATAGTTGTTAAGGGGTGGAATGTCAAGAATTATTTTTAAAGGGTTATGGAAGAAAACTTGGCGGTGTAGGCCATACCATATCGTCTATATGATCTGGAACAGTAAGACCTTGTGTAATATTGCGCAATGTAGTTCTGTAGGTACGAGCTTCGGCTCTCTGCTCTTCTGTTAGAGTATTATCAGATACCTGAGTCCAATCGCAAGCAGCTAGTCTATTTGTGCGCTCCCGCCTTATATCTTCTAGAATTAGATCTGTGTCCCACTCGAAAGAGCCTGTAGATCTATTGTATTCTGCATAATCATTGGGAGGAAGACCTATTTTAAAAAATTGTTGAGTATCATGATTGTACCAGTGTTCATTGATAAAGAAATTAGCATTTTCACAGCCTTCTAATAACTCGTCTTCATTAACATGTACAGTTCTCATATACCCATCTGCAGAAAGCCCCTCTGGATTCGGTGCCGAGGTAGGAAACTGTATATTAAGTATTTTTCCAGTGGTTTCTTCTATATTTACTATAAATTGCATTAAACTAAATCTCCTAAAAGTAATGNNGCCGAACTCATATATATTTACATATGCCTGATACCCAAAGTACCTAATACTGCTATTATTAAACTGTACTCCTCTTCTCGACATGACACCCATACTACTATAAGCTGTAGTACCGCCTAGAGTTCCATAGCGCATTTCCACATATAGATCGGGATCAGAGCTTAAAATAGATCCATCTGTAGAACCCACTTGAAGCCCTGAGAAAACTTCACATCTTTGGTTTGAGCTAAATCTTCTAGAGTCAACAGCAACTCTCCCATCCGACGTCATAATTTGAATTCCATAATTATGGTTAAGAATATAAGAACCCGATACGTCTGAGGCTGGTACAGCTATAAAATAGTCTACATTTCGAAGCGTCCAAGTTGTTTTGTATGATAACATTTGAGAGCTGTACTGTACGGTACTTGAATAAAACTTTATGTATCCATTAGCAATACTGGCATGTATGCCTTTACTGTGCGGTTCACTATATCCTGTAGGTCCTGTAATTGAATTAGAACCGTTAGCGTCTGTTACTCCTTTTGCATTTACAAAAACATAAAAAGAAGATAGTCCAGAGTAGGATACAGTATTACCACTACCGGACGCTACAACCACCAATCCAACATGATTTTTAGAGGAGTCATTTACTACAAAAGTGCCTCCAGCGTCAGAACCATTTATTTCTATTCCATAAGTCATTATGCCAGTCTCAAAGCAATTACGTCTGCACCTATTGAAAAACTGTAACTATTCGATAAGGTAATTCCGCTGCTAGTTTTAGTGACGGTAAGTAGACGGGCTGTTGACCCGTTTATTATAAACTGTACTTTGGCCGAGTTATTGGCATCTGAAACCGCGTAAAACTGAGAGCCGCCCGCAGGTATACTTACAGAGGAGCTAACTTCTAAATTTACTTGTCTACTGTTTGACCCAAAAATTTCATTACCATTAGGACCAAATATTTGTAATCCATACGCTGCCATTATTCTCTCCTTTAAGTATGCAATTATAATTGAAGAGCAATAAAATGTCAAGAAGTTTTTTTGAGGTGGTGCAATAAAAAGGGCCCCGAAGAGCCCTTTTTGCTGAATGCTAGAATGAGAAACGAATCTCGGTTTCTAGCTTGGAGCCGATTGGATCAACTTCGTCGATCTTAGAACCTTCCCATTTACCTTTAAACGTAAGAGGGCCATTCTTGATCTTATATCCAACTTCTCCTGAGTAGCCATCAGTACGAGGACCTACTTCGAAGTATAAGTTCTTGTCGCTATCGCCCAACAAAGTGCCGAAACGCAGGTGGTGAACAGTGTCATCACTCAAAAACTCGTCGTCTAAAAATTTCAGATCATTTTTGTATTCCACATAGGGGCCAGCCATTGCAGCGCTGGAAAATACCATGAGACCGATAAAAGATAGTACATATTTCATATTTTTCTCCTTAGTAGGTCCAAAACAGGAGCATACGGGATGTCGCTCCCTCCATTTTTTCTCCACTTTTCAAATTATATGAAGTATGATACCAATTGTCAAGAATTATTTTTGCTTGGTGTAGATTTTAACTTATACACCGTTTTACGTTTCTGAAAAAACCCAAAGTCGTACGTGAGGGGGAGCCCCGCGCGGCCGCGATAGTCAAGGTCTATTAACCGCCCCCGTTCGATAGAAAAAATCAATTGACAAATAGCTTCGATAGGCGCACTATATAATCTCATTCACTGACAGGGGGCTACCATGCTTCACCTAATTGGCACTTATCTAATCTCGGCGCTACTGACAATTTCTGTTAGCGTTTCCGGCGTGACTGGCTGGCTATTCGTTACGACTAGCGACTACTGGCTGACGCAAATCATCGGCGCTGGTTTAATTGTTTTTGCTTTTATAATGGTGACGGTTGCTTTTGCAATCACTCAATTTTATTCGGAATAGGGGGGCTGTCCAACTTTTGTCCAGCTTTAGGGCTTTGACTCTTTCGCTCAATTTGCTATAATACTCGCACACTAACCAAGGGGACTCTTATGTCTAACTACACTGAAAAAATGATTGCCACCATGAAAGCGGCGGCTCCCTTAAATCTTGCCAAGGCTCAAGACCTTGCCTCCGACTTTGGCGTTAGCCATCGCTCGGTCATCTCAAAAGCGAAAAGCGAAGGCATCGAATATGTCGCCGCGACTCGCAAGGCGGCGAGCAAGCCTAGCGGCCCGACCAAGGCCGACATCTTGCGCGGTATCCGCGAGGGGCTGAGCTTAGGCGACCGCGAGGGCGACTTAACTAAAACCGAGCTTGTGGCCATCTTGGAGCACATCGGGTGAAGGCGGCTCGCCTCTTAATAGATTGGTTGGGAGCAGCAGCGTTATGCTGCGCTCCTTTCATAATCGACACGACCGAGGGCAAAGCTCTCGCCATCGTGGGGCTGGCATTATTGACGTTGCAAGCGTTGCGCGTTTCGTGCTATAATCTGGTTTTCTTAAACATTATCGGCATTGGAGGATACTTATATGCGATTTATTTTTGATCTAGACGATACTGTCATCGACAGCAGCCACCGGCAGCGTTTGCTGTCGGGCGGTTCAATCGACCTTGACTACTGGCGAGCGCACTCGACTGTGGGCATGATTGCTCGCGATTCGTTGCTCCCGCTGGCTGTCAAGATGCAAGAGGCGATTGCCGATGGCTTAGACGTTTGGATTTGCACGTCCCGCGTGATGGGCGCGGCTGATTATGCATTCCTTCGTATGCATGGGCTGCATCCTCGCGGTGGGATTATCTCTCGGCTGCAAGGCGACGAGCGCGGCTGTGGCGAGCTTAAACTTGCCAAACTTCGAGCGGTAGCCGCTGGCATGGGTCAGGCTTGGCCGGTGTTTGCGGGAAACTCAATCATGTTCGATGATTCCGCCGAGGTTCAAAAAATCGTTGGCGGCGCTGGATTGCGTGTCGTTAATCCGGTACAATATAACTTCACAATGAAAAAGGTAGGCTAAACTATGACCATTCAAACTAACACGATTTTGGTACTCGACACCGAGACTTGCGACCTTGAAGGCCACGTCTATGATGTGGGCTATACCATCGCCAACAAGCGAGGCGAGATTGCTCTGACCCGCAATTGGTTGGTTCAAGAAATCTTCACCGATGCCAGCAAAATGATGGGCGCGTTCTATGCTCGCAAATTGTTTAGCCATTATGCCCCAATGCTGGGACGCGGTGAGGTTGAATTGGTGCCTTGGGATGAAATCGTTAACACGATGCGCGGCGACATTGCCGAGCATGGCGTTAACATTCTGGCAGCCTATAATCTTGGCTTCGACCGTCGCGTTATGCGTCAGACTCACGGCTTGCTCGGTGATGGCTCGCCTATCTTCGGCGCTGGTACTAAGCAGCTCGATTTGTGGCAATTTGCTTGCGAAACCAAACTTTCGCAGAAGGCGTACAAGCGAATCGCGGAAGAAAACGGCTGGGTGTCTTCTGCTGGCAACATCAAGACGGGCGCTGAATTTGCCTACCGCTTTTGCTCTGGCGACTTCGGATTTATCGAAGACCACACCGCTTTGTCCGATGCGCTTATCGAGACAAAAATCATGGCGGATTGTTTTGCGACCAAGCGCAAGATTCCTTACGGCATTGTTAACGGTTCGCCTTGGCGGATTGTCAACAAAAAAGCGTCGGGCAGCGACCCCGACATTCACGGCTCAAAGGTAGCCGGTAACTAAACCACTAAGGGGCGGAAACGCCCCACCATTTTTGCTAAGGGGCGACCATGAGAGGATCAATCATAATTGCGAAAATTTATCTGGCGTATTCTATCCTGACCGATGGGATTATTTGGGGAGGCGCTTTCTGGTATTTTCTTGGTGGGTGATGTTCCACGTGGAACAGGCACCGGCAGCAACGCGCTCGCCGGTGCTTGACAACAAAATTTTGGCGCGGGGGCGCCAGTAGT